CCCCAATGCCATCATTGCTAGGGTGAACGGGTCCATTATTTAAATGTAACGTAATGAGATATGAATCCAATAAAGCTAGACATTCCTGAAATTACCATCATGCCAACCCAAAACCCACCTCTAGATTTGTCAGCCATAGAAATAAGTTTCTCAATAGAAGACTCAAGTTTGTCGATCTTTTTTCCCATTGAATCAAACTTTTTTTCGTAGTCTTCGACTTTTTGCCAAAGAACACCGTATTTGACTAGGTCTATTTGTGGCTCGTTCATTATTTGCCTATATCAGAAAGTTTTACACCAGCGCCAGGTTTTAGCGATTCTTTTGTTTGTTTTCTTATTGCATTACTTTGTAATGCCTCTCTGCCCATTGTGCCAATTGGAACAATATTAGCAGTTGTTGCATTTAATGCTTTTTCTAAGCCAGATGCAGCCAAAGCCTTTGCTCCTGCTACAAATGTATTGGATTCGTTAACAAATGCGCCCCTTGGCCTAGCTTCCACATATTGACCAGTTTTTACTAGATTTCTCAACATTTGAGCATCATTGCCAAATAAAGAATCTAGTTTTCCGTCAACGTCCATTTTATTAATGGCTTTGTTAAATTTGGCAGTTGAAAAGTTACCGCTTGCGTCTGTGGCTTCTCTAGTCAAATAATCTAATGTGCCAGAACGTAAATGCTCAATAGCTTGCGGATTGTCTTTTAGTAAATCAAGTGACTTAGCAAAGTCTGCATTTTTAGATCTAACAACAAAATTCTGTATAAAGTCTTTAGTGTCGGCTTTACCATTTACAACTTTGTTATATAAATTGTTTGTATCTTCTAATTCAAAGTCGTGTTTAGCTAATCCTCTAGCTTTATCAGCAGCTGCTTTAAGTTCAGCACTAGCGCCAGGCATAGGTATATTTTCTAATTCTTGACGAACAATACCAAGCGCATGAATAACGTTTCCGTCATCAGAAGCTCTAGATGCTTTAGCAATTTGAGTTCTTAGATTTTCAAAATTGTCAAAGTTCATTTCCTTTGTACCGTTAGCGTATTCTTCAATTCGCTTTTTAAATACATCAGGTAAAAACTCTGATTCTTCGCCTTTGGTAAGCGCTTTTTGAGCATTTTTACCAAATTCTTCAGCATTAATAGGAAACTTACCGCCACCCAAAGCTTCTAAATCTTTATAAGCCGTTCTAGTAGCGTCAACATTGGCCTTCTTAATGTCATTGACAAATACAATAGCATTACCAGCATCATCTACATAATCTGTGGTAAATACGTTAGGCGCAGTTCTTTCCTTAATAGCCTGAGCATTAGCCAATAAATCTTTGTTTTGCTGGTTGAAATGTTCAACATACTGTTCTTTAACGCCTCGCTCATTTCTTTCTTTAGAAATAAGATTTGGATCTTGTAGGGCTTGGCCTTTTGTTAAACGAACAGGAATAGGCAAAGAATCAGCTTCTAGATGCCTAGAAAGAGCTTCAGAATTAAGATCTGATGGTGCAACAGTTTTAAGTTCCGCAGCAAGTTCAGGCGTAGCAGTTTGAATAGCCTGATCCAATACTGATTTATTAATGGTCTGCGCAGCTCCTGCGTTTTGTGCAATTTGTTGAGGTACTGCTACAGGCTCTTTTTTTAACTGTTTAGCAGCGTTAAAAGCCTCATTAATTTCAGTTGCAACGGGTCTAGCCGTTGGCGTTTGACCAAGCACTTCAGGCATTACTGGAGGCAATTTAGAAGCCTCAAAAGCCTTTTGTAAGCCTTCTACATATGCTTTACCTTGTGGAGTTGTGGGTTGATAGCCTGGGTGTTCAGCTAAAAACTGTGATGCTATTTTCTCAGCAATAGGAGCAGGAGCTTGCCCTGTTTCAATAGCTTGCGGAATACTTTGGGCAATTCCCTTAACTCCAGCAACCAAAGGCATAACTGCGCTTGAAACAGTAGAAAGTCCTGCCTCTCCTAATCCAGTCAATACATCTTTTGCTTTTTGTCTTTCTTCAAAAGCTCTTTGTAATAAAGATTTGTCTGCTTTTGTTTGTTCTGTTTTAGGTTCACCTACGTCTACCTGATCCCAAAGACTAGCCAAAGACTGTGTGCCTTTAGCGCTTGGCATTACTTGGACGTGAACAGGGTCGTTTTTAAAAGGACGATGTAAACCGTATTGATTTAAAAATGAATCAGGTACATCTTTGCCTATATCTACAGCATCCCCAGTTTCGTGCATACTTGTGCCGGGTCGAGCAACGGGGTAAGGATTTGGCTTAGATGCTAAAGCAGCCTGTTGTTCATAAGTACGGAAACCGCTAGTAATAGGTAATTCTTTACCGTATTGTTTACGGTAAGCATCTTTGGCTTGCTCAAGACGATCATTTAGATCACCTTTAAGGCCAGTATCCGAAGAATCCCAAAGTTCTGCTAATGTAGGCATTATTTAACCAATCCTAAACGTCTGGCTTCTGCTAATTTCTCGGCAAATTCTTTACGCTCATCAGGTGTCATTGATTGTTTTAAAGATCTAACTTGTTCAGGAGACATCTCTTGTAACAATCTTGGATCTGCAACTTTAGCAAATTCTAATGATTTCTTCTGTAAAGTTAAAGGATCATTTGCATAAGGAGCTAAAAATTCGGCTTTCTTCTGCTTCAATCTTTCTCCAGCAATTAATTGATTAGAAGCCTCTTTAATTGCTTCAATATTCATCTTCTTGTTAGGATTTGCTGCTTCTGCTAATTGTCTAGCTAAATCGGTATTGCCACCAGCCAGTGCAAGCAAATTAGAATTCTTGGCTAAAACATCAGTATTGGCTTTTTCAAGTTCGTAAGCAGGAATACCAATTGAATTAGCAAGTCCTGCGACAAATTCTTTTCTAGTTCCACCAACGCCAGTAAACGATTTACTAGCCAAATCTTTAATGTTTTGCAATAAACCAATTCTGTTTTGAGCATTTTGAGCTTCTGAAAATATTTGTGGTAAATTTTCAGATCCAACTCCTGCATTTGGTGGTAAAGCGCTAGGAGTAAATCCTTGTTGGCCTTGTACTCCAAGATACCCTGGTTGACCAGTTGGACTTATTGTAGGTGTTGATGGAGGCAATACGTTTTGAATTGCAGGAGCATTTCCTGGACCACCACCTTGGTATGGTGATTGATAGATAGGAACTTGCATTTGTCCTGTATTCATATACTGCGCAGGAGCATTTACTTGTTGGAATTGTTCTGCATTTGATCCAGCTTGTTGAACACCATTTTTGATTAATTGATATGCTTGAGCAGGATTATCTTTAGCTTGCTTAATTAGATCATCGTGCATTTTAGAGTTGTGCATTGGAATTCCAACGTCTTCTAAAAAGCTCTTTGCTTTATCTAATTTTTCAACCATTTTTTTAGAATCACCTTTTTGGAAATCAGGATCAGTCAAAAGACCTCCATATACTCCACGGGCAATATTTGCATAATGATTAGTTACATCAACACCAGTTTGATCTGCAACAAGTTTTAATCTTTTAGCTTCAGATTCTTTTGCAGATACTTCAGGTTCTAAAGTTCTTTTAGCCTTTTCTGTACCTACTTTGGCTTGCTCAAGTAATTGCTGTGCTTGTTGAAGTTGCAAAGGATTTAATTGTTGAGCTTGCTGATAGGCTTGTGCGCCTTGAGCAATACTCATTAATTGGGCAAGGGAAGTACCCTGAGCAGGAGTTGTCTGTATAGGCGTTGGTGTTGCAATTGGAAATGATTGAATACCCATATTTATCCTTAACTATTAAAATATTGGCTTATTCCGCCTGGCTGGTCAATCATGGCTTGAGTTGGACTTGAATATTGCGTTTGACCTCCAGCATTAGCTGGATTTAAAAGTGATGACAAAGCATAAGTATTTCCTGCTCCTGTGAGTCCAGATGAAATCGCTCCAGCAGATCCAACTTGTCCGGCAGCTTGAGCATTGGCAGCCCCAACACCAAGGTTAGAAATATTTGTTGCGTTACCAGTAGCCAAGTTAGAAAGATTAGCCAAACTCTGTTGACCAATTCCGGCAATATTAGCTAATTTGTTGTAAATATTAGACTGTTGTGTCTGATAATTGTTAAATGCGTTTTGATACGCATTATTAGCATAATCTTCTGCAAACTTGGTTCCTGCAATTCCTATGTTAGAACCACCGCCTCCAGCATTAAGAGCCTGGTTTTGCGCTCCTAATCCTTGATTTAGCATAAACTGATAGTTAGGCGCTAAGTTACTTTGAAGTTGTTGTGGACCAAAAGATTGGGTCAAACTTGGAAGTTGAGACTGTAATTGAGATAAACCTTGCTGACCAGTTTGTAAGTAAGGATTAAATTGTGGAGACAGATTTTGATAATTCTGCTGAAGTAATTGTTGACCTTGCGTAGCAGCATTAGCCTGGGTATTGGCTGCATTTTGAGCTGCATTTGCTTGTAGTAATGAGCCACCTATAGTGGCTGCAGCTAACCATCCAAATGCCATAATTATCCCCTTTGAATTAAAACTTCATCCACTTTAGACTTATCTTTTTCGTCTGTGGCATGAATACAAAACCATACACAATCTTCAAGCGCTTCAATCGAATGATGTAACCCTGATTTTATCTCTATACAGGCCGGTGCGCTATATGATTTTTCACCATCATCAGTCCTAACAATCACCACTCCTTTAGCCAAAATGCTCAAATGTGAATAATTGTGCATATGTTGACCAGCCATGAATCCCTTGGGAATATTCATTTGTTTAGCGTAAAGTCCATCCGAAAAGTGATGAACAGTGTCTAAATCGGCTTCAAAAGTACCTTCCATCTTTTTAAATACTTCTGCGTGATTCAAAATGTACCTCCTGAAATACCATCTAAAGCAGTTAAAGTGCCTTTTACAATCTCATTTCCATCGATTATTGAATTTCCAGTAATTTCTTGATTTCCTTGAATTGTTTGTTGTCCAGTTTTCATACTGACAAAATTAGGGCTTTGTAGCCAAAGTAACCAAGGTAATGATGGTTGTTGCGAAGTTGGGTCTAGGAATGGAACTCTAGGCCATAAAATATTACCGCTAGAACTAGAAGTAGTCATCAGTTTTCACCTTCTTCTGCTTTAAGATTAGCACTTACAATCACAGCCTTAACTGGATCAGTTATGCTAACTTCAAAAATCCTGTCCCTAGCTTGCCCTAATCTTCTCCAAATTGCCCTATTTTTGTACTTACCTACAGCTCCAATAGTACACCAATGTTCATTTGAATAAGTAGAGCCTCCATCATTTGACCATCTAAGCATAGCCTGTGGATTTTGTCCTTGTCCATTCTCTAATCCTACACCAGGCTGAAACTGTATTTGTAATTCAGCAAAATATTGCCTTTGCAAGTCAGTTACCAAGTGTGGGCATCTTCTTAGCCTTCTAATGGTATTTCCTGCTTCTGTATATACAGCATTATCTAATTGGTAGATTTGACCATTTTGGTAATCTCCAACCAAATAAACATTGTTAAAAATAGCACCACAATTTGATCTATCTCTATTAAATTGTTCTCCATCCCAAGATAGCCATTTATGCCACATTTCAGAATTTAAATCATAAACCCAAGTAATTTTAATAGTGGGAAATGTGACTACATAAAACTCATGTCCATCTAATTGGTATGTGTATGCAACTGCATCAGCTATGTATTGGTTCATTAAAGTCTGTTCTACTGCATGGGTACTTATCCTTTTAAAAGAATACCCTTGCATGACTCCAATAATATTTTGACCTCTGTAGTCTTGGCTAACAAAAGCAAATTGCTCACCAAATCTTGCTACTGAGAAAGGAGCTGCAATCCCATGCTGTACAGATGTTCCTGTAACCCTTTGGAATGGAAAACTAATAATGCCAGGAATTACGTTTCCTACATCTGTCCACATTTCAGCAGTATATTCACCAAGCAAAAATACTTGTCTGTGATCTACGATTAGAGATACAAGTGGATCAGGAGCACCATCTTTAGAACCATAATAAGCATTAGTGGATGTGACTAACCCCAAGTCTGTGGCTGCCCAAAGTTGTGTCCCAGGCTGATTGTAAATAATATAGTTATCCACAACATCACATACATTTGCTCCCTGCCACGGTCCATCTGAGCTTGGCAAAGTATTAAATGAATTTGTAGATGCAATCCAATAATATCTATTAACACCATCAACAATATAAGCATTTAAGCCTGTATTGCTCATAATATTGTCTGTAATAGAAACATATCCAGTTGAAGTGCTTAATGTTCCTATTTGAGTTGAAACATAACCATTTGAATATGTAACAGAATAAACAATGTTACCTACAACAACAATTAAGTATTTACCACCAGAAAGAGTCCTCATGCCTCTGACTGGCGCATTATTGAGCTGTAAGATGCTAGTTAAGCCTGGAGTTGGATAGAGCGCAACTACACCTCTACTACCGGGAGGCTTTAAAGGATCAATTTCTGGGTAGAAATTAATGCACTCTTGAGCCTCCTGATAAATGGATGCTGCTTCATAGGAGGGGCCGACAAAGCCAAAATCAGCCATTATCTAAAGAACCCCCCGCTAAGTATCCAACCAGCGTCTTTTTGTCTTCCAACCAAAAGCGCATCAGCATACGTTGAAGTAATTGCTGGATTCATGTTTGTTCGTTTTACAGTAGATTTACCTTGCGCTGCAAACTTTGTAATCATCGCAATTTGAGTAGGACTTGCTTTACCATACATAGGCATCAACCGTTCTGCAAGACACCATCTAAGAGCCATGTTATAGCCTTGTGGTAAATTTATATTATCAAATTGGCTTGTAAACCTAGAAAATATTTGATCTACAAAAATGTGCATTTGACCCTGAGATGGATTAGGCCAAAGATAAATATTTCCTAAAGTTTCGGTAGGCTCGTAATAAACTGCTTTAGGCCAAGGACCATTTAGTGTTTTAAGACCAATCATCTCATATTGTTCAAGATTTAAAACTGAAACTGGATAATCTAATCCGCCTCCAGTTATAGCAATACCATTAGAAGTAGTGTTTACCCTTACAAAAGCAGATCTAATTCCAAGTGGACGTTGATAATAAGAATTAAATGTAACCAAAATAGGTGTAGCGGTCATTGCTTCGCTACTTACTGATTGGCTAATACTTACAGAATAAGTACCAACTCCTCCAGTAGTCCCAGAAATTTGTGAGGCAATTGAAGTGCCAGAAACAATATTTGTACCGCTTAAAACACAACCTATTCCTAAAGTTCCTTGGCTAATAGCACTTACTGTTAAAGTCGTACCTGAAATTGAGCCTGTAAATGTAGGAGTTGGATTGCTTGTATAAGTATTTAATTGATATGTACCAGTTTCATTTACTTGTCCACCAGCTCCAGACAACATTTGAGTAATGGTAGTTCCATTTGCTACATTTGTTCCAGAAACTGTCTGGTTAAGAGAAATGCCACCAGAAGTTAATTGTGTTACCGTAAGTACATTTCCTTGAATATATCCGCTAAATATTGCCCCTATTTGTCCGCCTGGGCCAATGGTATATTGAACTTGATTTTGTACAACATTAAATATAATTTCATTTTTGTAAAACACCATCATATCTTCGTTAGACCATTGATCTAACATATCTTGGAGCATATCAAAAGCATCTTGCGCTGCTTCAGCCGTAGGAACTTCACCCGCCTCTAATGCGCCAATATCTTTTAACGCCCTGCTAATAATGTCATTTGGTGTTGTCATTTTGATCCTTATGAACTAATTAGGCCGTAAGTTTTCCATGTGCCAGGGTTTCCAGTCGCTGTACAAACATAACCATAATATCCCCCAGCAGTAGGAGATTTATTTATAAAATTAGACCCTTGCAACCAATAACCTGTAGTTGCTGCGCCAAATGAACTAGGAATGTTATAACCTAATAAACTACCTGTAATTGTTCCAGTAAACACATACAAAGTAGCTTCTGTAGATGCATCAGAAATTGGAGATTGCAAAATCACATTTGATATAGTTGAGGAAAAGTTATAACTTGCTGTTGTAAAACTTTGTGTCACATTTCCATTAATAACACCATTTGTCATGTAATTAATATTCATGCCATATCTTGATGATGTGCCATTAATTTTATTGAAATTAACATTAATTAAATTGGTATTTAAAATTTGCATACCATCTGTACCATTAGCATTAATTACATTGTTTGAAATGCTTGCATTTTGTACTAAATAAGTTGAATTGTATCCACTTACATAAATTCCAACTGCGGCGGCCTCAATATAATTATTCGTAATTTCTAAGTCGTTTAAATATGTTGCAACACTTGAATAAACACTAATACCATTGGAAATAACTCCAGATGAACCAGTTTCATCTCCATATCTATAAATTCTATTATCTGATATTTTTGCTCTGTAGATACTTTGTCCACTAGTGTTTGTGCTTACACCAATGCCATTGCCATTTGGAGAACTAGACATAGCATAACAATCATTATCAATAATTGTTAAATTGCTACAGCCTAATTCAACAACAATTCCATCTCTACCATAAGCAATATTTCCACTAATTTTTACTTCAATAGTATTGGCACTACCAGAACCACCAACATCAATTGCTGGTGTACCAGGTAAAAATACAATGTTGTTTTCAATCAATGTATTTCTTACAGATGGGAATGTAAGTTCACCACCTAAATAAACATTGTTATTAGTAAAAATAAGATTGTTAAGCAAATAACCAGTAAATGATGTATTTGCATTTTGTGAAATAAAACAATTTTCTACAATAGTTACATTAGTTTGGACAAAACTGGTTGTTCCTTGTATATATAAAGGACAATAATCAAAGTTTAAAAAATTACAATTATAAACTTTACTACCTTGTGTCAAATGTAAACCAGCTTGATATTGTTTATAGGCATAAGTAAAAGAACCATTCCACCATGAAGCAGTACCAGTTTGATTTGTTGTTTTTGGTTTAAATGTTAAACCTTCTACTTCAACAGGGATTGAATTTGTAGAAAAATCTATACAGAATGTATTTGTACTTAAACTAGGAAAATCAACTAATATAGATGCTTTACCATATATTTTGGTCAAGGCTGTATTTGTAGGTGTAATTAAAGATGTTATTCTATATTGAGAAGTGTTATCTCCAAAATATACAGTTCCAACCCCACTATTTAAAGCATTTCTAATTGCTACTGTGTCATCTGTTGTTCCATCACCTACAGCACCAAAATCTTTAACATGAATTTTTTGTTGTAATTTAGCTTGTATGGTTTCAGAAACTGCACCAGTTTGATTAGCAGTATAAGTGATTAAAGTAGAACCATTAGATGCAATTAAAGAAGCATATATAGATGAAAAATCATTTATTGCAGGAATATTATCCCATGAACCAATTTGAGAACCAGCAGAATTTTGCAAAACAAACTTATATGTTGAGCCTGTTATCAACCAAATCTCATTAGGAACACGACCACTTGCATCTAACACAATTGGATTTGAATTAGCAACAGTTCCTAAATAACTTGTATATGTTGCAATTTGAGTGGTTGTTCCTGCAGAATAGGTATATAAAAAACCACCAGCCAAAGGTATACCATTATTATCAAAAAATTGTGCTCCAGCACCAGCAAAAGAAGAAAAATTAACTGTTGTCATATTATTTACCCGTTGCTTTTAATTGTTCATCTGTAGGTTGTGTATAAGTATGATTCCATTCTTTAATGTAATCCCCTTTGCCATCACTATCATTTTGCAAATAAATTGTTGTTATAAAATCTCTTTCAATAAGATCAGGATAAATTGCTTTAATTTGGTCATATAGTGCCATTTTATGATGTCCTTATCATAGATGCTTGAAAATAAGTATATGCACTATTTGGATTTAAAGCCTGTCCTATTCCAAGTTGGGCATATACTTCAATGTAATCAGTAGAACCATTGCAATAAATTAAAGCAGAACCTGATGCACCATTAATAGTTGTTGGTGAACTATATTGTAAAGATTTAGTAACTGATCCATTTTTATAAAGTTGAATATTTATAGATGAAGCTGTTACATTTATTTGAACAGAAGCATTTACTTGATAGTAACCAGCAACATTAGGTGTAAATCTATAATTCGTAGTATTGTCAAAACATGATGCAGTATCATATTCTTTTGTTTGAAATTGAATTTTTGTAAATGTACCACTTGATAATGTTTGTGCTGAACTTTGATAAGCACTAAACGCAGGCCCTGTATTCTGAGTGTTAGCAATAGTAATTGCACCTGAAGCATTGGTTACCGATATACCAGAACCAGCCGTTAAAGTAGCTCTAGTAAATCCTGTTCCATTTCCTATATCTATTTGCCCATTGCTAGGAGTAGCAGTCAAGCCTGTTCCACCATAAGCCACACCTAAAGCATTAGTAGGAGTTAAATAAGTAGTTGTCAAAGTTCCTGTGCTTGGCACAAAACTTAATTTAGTTGAGCTTGTGGTTTGAGGTAAATTGCCTGTTGTTGCAGAAACAATTGTTGGATACCAAGTTGCACTTGAGCTTGTGTTATCAGTTATTGCAGTATTTGTTGCATTAGTAGCTGTTCCAACAGTCAAAGTAGATTGATCTACCCAAGTTGGAGCAGAACCATTAGACTGTAAAACATATCCACTTGTGCCAATTCCAAGTTTAGATAGAGCTGAACCAGAGGCATAATAGGGTAAATCACCTGCTGTGTAGCTAGTTAACCCAGTACCACCTGCAGTTGTGGGGGTTGTCTTCCATCCAATTACCTGAATTGCAGAACTATTATCTTTATAAAATAGCTTTCCATCTGTATAGTTAATGGCTAACTCACCACTTGCCAAATTACTAGCAGATGGGGCATTAGTGGTTGTCCCACTGTTATACAGTATTATTGGAGTGTAATTAGTCTGAGCCATTTTTATAAATCAGGTTTAAAAACTTGAGGCATCCAAGGAGGAATTACAGCTTGCTTTTCCAAGGATTTTAACTGTTCTTCAAGTCTTGTGGTAATTAAATTTTGACCATCTTTATAGGTTTCAGATTCAATCCATTGAGCTACTAATTGCTCTGTTACCTGGTCAAAAGGCACTTTAATCTCAGGATTTTGAAACCACCAATTACCCTCAGTTTCTACCTTTTTATCATCCTCAGAGGCAGTTACAAAGTATTTAGCATGAGTAATTAGCCCATTTTCAGCAGAAATTTCTAATATTTTCCAAGTAATTTCCATTAGAAAGTACCTCCATTGAGTCCATTGGTGATAGCCCCTGTGGCCGGCCAATAGGTGAGTTTTGTAGAGCTTGTATATTCAGTTGCCAAATTTCCACTTGTCTGATTAGCAAAAAGCAAGTACCTAGTGCCTGCAGTGGTTGTGTCATCAGTCACAGTGGCATAAGCAGTTGGTGTTGTCCAACTAGGAGCAGATGCCCCATTACTGGTTAAAACTTGTCCAGTTGTGCCATTTGCCAAAAAAGCAGTAGCCCCAGCTCCAGATTGATAAGGGATATTGCTTGCTACCCCTCCAGCCAAATTAGTAGCAGTTCCAACTGCCAGACTAGACTGAGCTGTGTAGCTTGGTGCTGATGCTCCTGAAGTTAAAACATATCCTGAAGTGCCAAGGCTTAAAAAGCTAGTAGCTCCTGAGCCAGTTTGGTAAGGAATTGCTCCTGCTGTGCCACTAGCAATATTTGTAGCAGTTCCAACTGTGAGGCTAGAAGTTGCAACCCAAATAGGAGCAGAAACTGCCCCTAAAGTCATGAGTAATGAGCCAGAAGTGCCAGGACTCAAATATGCTGTAGTGGCTGAACCAGACTGGTAAGGCACTGAATATTGGGTTGTTCCAGCTAAGTTACTAGCTGTTGTGGCTGTACTGGCATTGCCTGTGGTGTTTTGGTTGAAAGTCGGCCAGGTGAATGTCCCACTTGAGAAATTCCCAGACTGAGGCGTTCCAAGGATAGGAGTTACTAAAGTAGGGCTTGTTGCAAGGGCTACAACCGTTCCTGAGCCTGTTGTTGAGTAACTTGTACCCCACGCACTTCCTGTTGAATTAGGAATCCCTGCGCCTGGATAAACCATTGTAGAAGACGCATTTATCGTTATGGCAGCAGATCCGTTATAAGTTGTACCAGAACTAAACGTTATATTTGTTCCGGCTGTCAAGTTAAACAAATTCCCACCCAACGCCACACCCGAAATAGTCGAGTTTGTCAACCCAGAATTAGGGATGGTTGTATTGATTGCGCTTGCAGGGATTGAAATGCTTGTATTGGTTACTGATGTGACCTGACCTGACGCATTAGTAACAAATACGGGAACTTGAGAGGCTGATCCGTATGTTCCAGCAGTTCCTACGGGAGTAATGCTGAAAGTAAAAGTAGATAGGGTTAACCCTGTTCCTGCGCTATATGTCGCTGAAGTTGAGAATTGCGACCATGTAATCGCAGTTGTGCCCAAAGTACCGCCTGGCTGAACATAACAATACCAAGCCGATCCTGCTTGACCGCCTGATTCAACAAAGCAAATAGCAGAAACGTAGTCGTTCCAAGTATTTCCATCGGTTGAGTATGTCCAAGCCCCGGAAGAAGCGATGTACAGGCCGTTTTGAGCCTGATTAGACTGGTTTTTAACTAAAACTCTAGCCCCAGCAGTCACGGAAACCGTGTCTATTGTCTGAAGCCCAGATAAAGTGATGTTTGCGGTTGTTGCACAAAGTACGGGTTGTTTCCAACTCAGTCCAGCAGCCGTATAGTCAACATAGAGCTTATTTACTATGTCGGTCGGATTGCTTGGAGACGTACTAATTGACCCTGTAGTCGTGCTTATATTGGTAAAAGCACCGCTAGACGGGGTTACAAGACCAATAGTTGTACTGTTAATCGTACTATTGGTGATATTTAAACCGCTCTGCGACGGATTTAAAGTAGCGTAAAAAGGTTGCCCCTGACCTATGAAAGTATTAAAACTTCCGTCCAAATTAAAATACGCCTGTACGGGCAGTAAATTCTGATCTGAGGTTAGGTTAGGGGCACTCATTAGAACGGTATCGCAGTCATAATTAAGGTATCACCAGCAGACATATTAGCAGCCAGACCCGTAGTTATTGAGTAACTATTGATTGTTGCTGAAGTTGTCGAATACGCTGTTTGTTGTAAAAACAAAGTCGTACCGCTAGTAATATCATAACCTTGGACTAGCCACCCATTAGGCGCAGCAGGAAACGTTAAAGTTCCCGTGTTTGCTGCCGTATTACCCATAATCACCCTGAAAACGTTAGCCTGATTGCCCAAAACTTGAGAACCAGCGCCACCGAATCCAGAACTAATTACTGGTACAGCGTCATAAGTCAAAACAGCTACTGTGTTAACGGTAGATGTAGATGCTACTTGGTTAGTATTAGCCATTATGATTGATCTGCCATAGGTGTTACATAGACCGTTGCTGTGCTTGTCCCACAAATAGCGCTTACCGCAAACCCGTTAGGGGGTACGGCAATGACCATTGGTGAAGACATGGAAACTCCAAGCATGACCACTTGTTGGGGCGTACCCGACACAGGCATAACTGGAGTTGCTGGGGTTACTGTATTCAAAGCGTTAGCTTCGGAAATCGTAATAGCCACAGGATTTGTAGAAGTGTTCAAAAAACCACAGAAATTGATCTGATCGTTACCCGTTGGGGTTACGGTCAAAGCGCTTGATGCGGTCGTAGACACCGATATAGCGTAGGACGGGCCAACTGGCCTAAAAACGCTTGTATTTGCCATGATTAGACAGCCGTTATGGGTAGTGGGCCTTCAGCACGGACGATTTGAATATCGTAAACGCCAGTAGCAGGAACTAATGAAGCGTTAGCAGTCAAATTACCATATTGAATTGTCAATACGTTAGCGGTGAAACAATCTGCTTCTGCAATAACGACACCAGTAGTTTGACTACCAGCTACACCAATAACGGTAATAATATCGGTCGTTTGCAGACCAGGTATTGTGTAAGTTACGGCTGTAGTTGTGTTAGCAGCTAAAGTATTGGATGCGTTAGATAGCGTTGGAGCAATATAAAACGTGCTTAGAGCATTTCCACGGGCTATTGTGGTAGAGGGCATGATTTTTCCTTTGAAAAACTTGATTAATTGTAACGATAAAAACAGAAAAAGCCACCCCTTTTGAGGGTGACTTTCCCCAGTTTTAGCTTAGATTAGCTGAAATCGTAGCCATAAACATATACGTCACCCGTTCCAGTTGCGCCAGAGGCGACTGTTACGTCTGCGTACAGAGTTTGGTTAGCCAAAGACAGGCTTGTTGAACTAGAGTCCAAGTAAGCTGTGCCTAGTGTGGATGTAGACAAAGCTGCGATTTGGGCAGTTGTCAACGCACCAAACAAACTAGAGGGTGAACCCACGTTTGTAGTAGTAATGCTCAAAGCTGTAGTTGTTGATAAAGAAACAACCGAACCATTGTTATTCACGTTGGTAACGATCAATTCTTTAGGCAAATACGCAGTAGAGTTATTTACTGGGATTGGTGTAAAAGCAACGGCATTCAAGTTTACGCCTTTAGCCACACCAATCAAACGCAGGGCTTGGTTGGTGGTGACGTTACTTGGGTGTGCCGATACTGTGGTTGCTGGTCCTGGATTACTCATTTTGTGTTTCCTTTAAATAAGTTTAGGCTGCAATACGGCAAGAGAGTTCAGGGTAGAGCGGAGCCCAACCGTAAAGCACGTCTAGACGAGTCGGTATTGAATCGTTGTTAATGGTGTATTGGCGAACCACACGCATAGACAATCCGATCTCTTTATCGGAAGCACGTCCAGCAAAATGTACACCTTCAGGAAGCTCTAAATCGGCTCATTTCTGTTACTTTCACCTTTCGGCTACTGACTACTTTCGTAGCGGAGAGAACTCTTCGGATCTCTCTCTACCCCTTCAATTCAGTTATAGGGTAGTTCAGACTATCGCATCAGCTTTCGCTGCCATCCCACTTAGTCGTTCACGCTGCACGATCTTTCAATCTGCTTGCGCCTTGTTAACCTCTTCAGGCACTCCAAGTCAATCAGGGACGGTTTTCTACTTACGCTGCTTGTAAGTAGCCGCAGTCGTTTACGGCAAGAGTAAAGGCATTCCTGTGCATCATGATGTTCTGTGGTGACAAAGTACCAGTGTTGTTGAATGGTGTTACAACAGCAGTAGTAGATGTAGAACCGATCACGATTGTGTTCTGGAACTGACCACCGATGATGATTGCAGGGCTAACTGTAATGTTTGTTGCGCCTGTACCTACTGTAGTAGTAGATTGGACAACAAAGTTACGGAGCTTGCCTGAACCATAAGCCTGACGGTTTTGGGGGTTGGTTGCGTATAGACCAGCAATCTGGAAAGTGTCACCAGCGTTCAATGTAGAAGCTGAAGATGCTTTGATCTGGATTGTGGAATACTGTGCCCAACCACTTGTCAGATAACCAACTTGTGCAGTCGTATCAGCAGACAAAGTGTTGCCAGAGTAAGAACCAAAAGTTTGTGCAACCACGTTTTGGTCGAGCTTCCAGTTAACACCAGCAGAGTCACGGCCCATCAGACCTTTACGGTACTGTTCGCCAATCGCTTCTTGTGGAACAAACAAACCTTTTAAGCTATCAACGATAGTTGCAGATGTAAAGGGCTCGATGATACAAGAACGACGACCATCTCTAGGTGCGCCTTCAGAGTCAAGATAAGCACCAGCTGTTAAGAAAGTGATTAATCCTGTTGGAGGTGTACCAGCAGTTCCAACGATGTTGGCAGTCTGCAGAGCAGCAACGTTCAAACCGTCACGGTCAATCTTGTTAGCGATTGCTGCAACAGCGGGTTTCAACACACGGTCAGAGAACATATCAAGGCTTAAAGCTAAGTCTTGAGTAGTGAACTGTGTCATTCTGTTACTTCGGTTTTACCCTACTGACCCTTTCGGGCGGTTCGACCTCTTCGGATCAAACTCATCGGCTTCGTTTCAAGTTATACCGATGTTCAGACTATCGCATCCCTCTCGGGTTCCTCCACTTAGTCGTTCAGGCTGCACAAACTTTCGTTTTGCTTGCCCCCTGTCGTCTGCTTCCAGACTTCCAAGTCAATCAGGAGAAATTTTGCCAACTTGCTTAGTGCAAGTATGTGGACATACGTTTATCCACATGGAATTGAGTGCTCAAAGTTACTGGGACTGAAGTCTCGTTAAAGTCTTCAACGTTCAAAGCTGGGCCAGTTGTACCGATAAAACGGCCAGGTCTACGGACGTTTACGGTGTTACCGATCTTAGCTCCGACAACAGCGAACTGGTCGTCATAGTTACGGTCTACTTCTGAAGTGAAAGTTACATTCTGTTACTTTAGTGACCTATTTCTAGGCGGGAAAACCTCTTCGGATTCTCCTCTGCCCCTTCTTGGGTTATAGGGCAGTTCAGACTATCGCATCATCCTATTTCTAGGAGCTTTCTCACTTAGTCGTTCAGGGTGTCTTTCGACTTCCCCCTTGTTGTCCACTTCTGGAGTTCCAAGTCAATCAGAGAAAGTTATTCAATATGCGTTACCGCATAAGGGAGCAAACTGTTTACTCGTTTTCGAGAACCATCAGGGCTTCATTAGTAATTTTACTAATCGTTAGTAAAATATTACTCATTTCATTTCCTTTAAAAAATTGTTTTACCTAATCTTTCCTGAACGTCTGAGTTCCTTCCATTGAGCTGGTGTACCGGTAAACTCCCCATCAGAAGTTAAAGGTACGTCAACGTTAGTTCCCCCACGAATAGGAGTGATAGGCGCTGGTGCATTACTTCGCTTTACGACAGGCTTGACTTCAACGGGCTTTTCAAACCCAGCTTCTATCCTTCCAATCTCTCTTAATGCGCTGACCACAGACAGACCGTTGATTTTCTCGGCTATTTCGGGATTCTCTGCCAGATGGTAAAGAATCTTCGCACCTACTTCGCTCTCAAGAATTGCATCTCTTACTTGGTCGCTTACGGTGATGTCGCTTGAAGCAACCATATCCTCGTAATCAGGTAATTCAGACTTCGCAGCTTCAACTTTTGATTTCCAGGCTTCGTTAAGTTTCTGGCGTTCTTCAGATTGTTTACGCTCGGCCTCAATTTTGTCTCTGTTCTTCAGCGCATTATCAGCAGCGTATTTAGCCAATGCCCTTGCGTATTCAAAAGCATCAGTAAACTCACTTGGCTGTGGCTCTCGGTCTGGGTCTTCTACCTTTACAGGCTGATTACCTTTTTCTAAAGCCGTTAAACGATCCTCTAACTCTCTAGCTCTTTGGCGCTCCCTTTCAGCTTCCTGACGGGCTTGCTCCCTTTGCTTAGTGAGTTCGGAAAACCGCTTTTCGAGTTTCGGATTCGGCTTTTTTTCCGTCTCCTCTGTCGGTTTGGCTATCTCTGCTTCTGGTTCACTCTGCGGAGTTTCTGCAACTGGCTCGGGAGTTTCCTCAACCGCCACAGCTTCAGGCTCTTTAGCTAAACCTAATTTTTGAGCATAAAAATCGCCACTATTTTCACTCGTCAATACAGACGATGCTTCTTTCTCTGACATAGGTTTCCCTAAGAATAAACCCCGTTTACCTAACGGGTAAGGTTTTGGGCTAAGCCCTAAATCGCTCTTTCAGTTGTCTCAGCCGATGCTTCATTCCTTGATCTAGCGTCCAAATGGGCTAAAACTAAAGCAAACTGGCCTTTCAAATTCTCAATCTCTAACGCAGTCTGAGACTTCAGATCCGCTTCTTGCGCTTTTCCGTGAACATTTAGTTCAGCAACGTACTTACGTTCTGCGTCCCTAAGCTCAATGTCGTGTGCCTTAGCGGTCACTCTCATCAATTCACGTTTTGTCTCAGAATCCTGCTTGACTTGCTCAATATCAGACCTTTGCTTCATCGCCAACTGCATAGCTTGCATTTGTTGTTGAGCTTGCTGGGCTTGAGCCTGAGCCTGTTTAATCATCATCTGAGCTTGCGGTGGGATCTCAGAATGTTCGTCAATCTGACTGAGCGGATTCATTGCAGCCAAACGGTCTGCAATCGTCTCAGCGCCTGGGAAGTCCATATTACGGAAGACTAAGTCACCAGCCACGTTAAAGAGCTCAGGCTTGGCAAGTAACGGCATCATTGCGTCCACAGCTTCTTGGCGCTTAGAGTTGTATCCTGGTCCTGTCTCCATAACCACGTCATATTGACCCACAGTTACGTCATTTTTAACCCGTCCAACTGCATCTCGCTCATTGATTGTGAGCAATTCTGGCCTACCGTCATCCCCGATGATCCGCATAATTCTCTGAACATCGTAGATTTTAGGAATCAGGTCGAGAATAATCTTGCCCACATGGCACATTGACTTGGTCAAATTATCATAGAGGTCAAAGTTAGTCAAGTCAATCTGCATTTGCTGACCGTTTAACGCCTTACCGGACATATTTCCTGGCAGTTGTTGGCTAGGATCGTATATACCGATAATGGTAGCCATATCGTTATTGATCTCTTGCGCAGCTGCCATAACCCCAGCAGGAGGAGGCTCGGGCTGAAGTCTTTGAGGAGGAGGCGCTGGGTTTCCGTCAATGTCTGTCTGCTTATAACGCAAAGTTGCCATTGATTTGATGTTCGCAGCTGCCCAGTCCAACTCGTGACCTTCGTCCTGACCTTCTGCCATGATCCATTTAGCTTTGGGAGCTAACGCCACAGACTCAGTCAGGGAAGTTACCCAGAAGTTGTACATCCTCTGAGCGTCTTTGGCATGGCGAACCATACCAAATTTTTTACGCTTATCCCCGATTACAACGTGACGACCGTAAACAGGCACGATTGGAATGTAATAACCAGCCCAATCACGTTCTTCTAAAACCTGAATAGCGGTGAGTTTTTTCCATTTAATTGTCTTTTTAACGGATTCACGTTCATTTAGGATTTCTAGCCCTGCTCTTTTGATGCGCTCAAAGAAATCTTTGCCATCAGCAAACCTAGAAGATCCATCAGACAATTGGTATAAAGTGGCCTTTTCCCGTACTGTGTAGAAGTATTCGGCAATCCTAATATCTTCCTTGGTAATCCACTCAGACTGAGAATCTCCCGTTCCTCTCATCGTGAACGAGGTTTCCTCAGCATCTGGGTACATTTCCTTAAATGTGGTCTTATGCATCATTGTCGTAATAAGACAACGCTCCTGGTCTGACCCGTCAACCGCTATGGAGTTGGGATCTAAGTAAACAGTAAATGGATTGTCAATCGGATCAATGTAGATTTCTTGGTCAAAAGAATCTTCTCTTATATATCTGTGATCGACCCTGATATATCCCCAACCCATCCGTACAGCATAATTGTAAGCATTATCATAAGCATTATCAGCATTTGAATTTACCTCTATGTGGCGAATCATTCCCTGAACGACTTTAGCGTCCGCAGCGTCCTCGACTGTGTTAGTCGCATGGACACGAATTCTGGGGCGTTGTTGGCGTTGCTGGTTGGTGACCTGACGGCAATATCCATCTAACTTATTAATAGTCAGAACTGGGCGTGATTCAAGGTTACGGGAGTTTTGTAGGTCTACAGGCCATTGATCCCCACCAGAAGCAAATTTAAGATCTTCTAGCGCTTCTTGCCTATTTTGTGTATCAGAGTCATTAGCCAATTTCAGGAATTGCTTCGCTTCCTCTATGATTGGATCATAATCATCCATATCCTGATATTGTGATGCCATTTTTTTCCTTAAGAATGACGTGCAAAGTCCATATGTAGACGTTCACGGGCTAATTTTACGACTTTTTCAGCTTCTGCGATAGTATTAAATAATCCAATTGTATGTGTTTTTTTATTAGACCAAATTCTAGCTTTCCAACGTCCTGATTGTGAATCCCAACTTACGCCCTTAACGCCAGATGTGTTGTTTTTATTGATTTTGGCATTTTTTCTATTTAAAGACGTATTTGCTGGTCTTAAATTTTCAATTCTATTATTGGATGGATTTCCGTCAATATGATCTATTATTTCAGGCAATTCGCCATTAAACATTAAATATATCAATCTGTGAGCTTTGTATAGCTTTGAGTTTATTTTTACTGCTCTATATCCAAGTTTATTTACCGAACCAGCCAACATGCCCACAGAATGTCCTCTAGTTGGTATTTTCCAATAAATCTCACCTTCTCTGTATTCAAATAATTCATTCAAATACTCTTTAGTTATAATTTGTTCAGCCATAAGATACCCTTTTATCGGTTGGTTAGAAAAGCCAGTTAGCTCGTTACTAATTGGCTTTTTGCATTTTACGACATCCAAGACAAAGGCTGACCATAATTTTGAACATTTGGCCTAGATTTTCTAGCTTTTGTTTCCTGAACACCAAGAGCAATATATCTAAAGGCATCACTACCATGAGAATATTGGTCGTGAAGTGGATTTTTGCTGAATTGCTTAGTATCTGGATCTACTTCATATCTGTAATGTCTAAGGCATTGAAGCCCGTCATAACAGTTATCCCGATCAAAAAAGCAATTTCTAAATATAGTTCTGGCAGCGTTAATGCTATCAGCTATAGGAGTTCTTGGGATGATTTTGGTCTTGTATCCAGCTGCTCGTACTATTTCATCAATTGATCTTCCATTTGATCCTATTGTTTTGTTGACAGAATCGTGAGGAAGCCACAGAGTATCGTAGACATATCCAAACGTCTGCATAGTCGCTAGGTAATGGCTGATTGTTTGCTGGTTGTCCTCAATATACCGAATTAGCCTGATTTCCTGGGCTATGAACTGGACAAACCAAATCGAGGTCGAATCAGCCCAGCCAAGGTCAAATACCGCATGGACTGGCTTGGTAGGATCGTAGCGAACCTTGGTGATTCTTTCCTCTAACTCCGCAGTCTGCATCTCTCTGGCAAACACCGCTCCGTCCACAGTCTGACGGCATAAACCTTCCCAGACCGTGTTGTACGCTTCTGGATCTCTGGATTGAAGTGTTCTGCGCTCATGGTCTAGAACTTCGGGAAACCAAGGATTGTCCGACCAGTTGACCTTTTGGGTGATGCAATTCTCAGCTGGATGCAGAATGAATCTCTGATAAGTAGCGTCAGATTCCAACTCAGGATTCATTGTGATCCAGATCTCGGAGTCTTTTGCCCTTATCGTAGGGATCAAAATATCCCATGACCGAGCGGATACGGCCTGAGCTTCCTCTACCCAAACAATGGTGCACCCTTCAAACGATTTAATGTTATGAGGATTGTTTTTTAGGCCTACAAAAGAGAATTCCGTGCCGTTTGCGCCCCTGATAGAGTTTTGGGTAATCTCATAGAACCCAATTAATCCCATCTCAACGATCTGGTCGGACAAAAGTTTATGTACGGATTGGCTAATAGAGTTCTGATATTCTCGAGCGCAAAGAATCCGGTGGACTTGTTTAGCACCGAGAATAAGCAAAGCCCTAGCTACCGACCAAGACTTCGCAGATCCTCTCCCTCCGTATATACATTTATAACGGCTTTTTTCGAATAGGCATTGCAATTTAACCGGAAACTCGGCTTTCTTAATTGCTTGGTCTATCTCATTCTGTTGCATTAGGCGCTATAAAAGATACTTGAATATGAGGAACAATTGCAGTTCCGTCTGCGCTCTCAAGGCTTGTAGACTGATGCGCTTTACCCTCTAGCCTGTCCATCAGCTCTTTAATCGCCCAAGGCTCACCTTCCTCGGCCTTAGTTACCAACTGCTCGGCAATAGTCCTAAGTCGATGTGGCTCTTGGGTTAGAACCATGCGAAGACGGTCAGAAAACATCCTTGACTTAGATGCGTTCTTGTTTCCGAGTGGTGCGCCTGTTGACATATTGTTTTAAGTTATAAGGTTTTGATTCTTAATTACTTTTAAGCATTAGGATTATCAACAGGGGCTGACACATTTTCTTCTGATGGCACTACAGTATTTTGAGCTGGTAATTGCTCATTAGCTGTTTTAGTTAACTTTTGAATTAATAACTGAATATCACGGGCTTTGTGCTCTAAAGCGGTGATGATTAGGTTTACGTCTTGGACTTCGTGTGTGAAATTAAACATTTATTTTCCTTTGTGTTTTCGGCCTGGGCCTTTTTTGGTTGAGTGAAAGTTCTTTCCTGATCGCCATTTCATGAATAAATGCTCATCCACGCCCATAGCGACCAATAAATGTACGGCTAAAGTTGTTTTCATTTCTTTTTAGCTTTCTTTTCTGCTTCACGTTTAACATTCAGGGCAATCGCAATTGCCTGTTTCTGTGGTTTACCAGCCTTGATTTCTTTTTCTATGTTTTTACCAACATTCTTTTCTAGTTTTGACTTAATTAGTGGCATCTTCTGGATCCTCTATAAAACAAACATCTTGCCAAGAAAGGACTAGGAATTTCTCGTCCCCGTCCTTAAAATTGTGATATTTCAAATATTCGTCTTTGTAGTCTTTGGCTAAAGTCCCAAACCAGACCTTATCCCCGACCTTTAAACCCTCCTCAGCAGCTTCGTCCCCAACTGCGGTTACATAACCACAAGTATCTACCTCTGCGGTCTGAATGTAAAGGACTGATTGAATTCTAGGTACGGGTTTGACTATTATTTTGTCTTTTATGGGTTTCATGGGATCTGTCTCCCACTAAGTTTAGGTCTGCCTGGCTTTCTTTTCCCTGGCATATCTATGGGCTTGGCAATGTCCAAACCCTCCAATCTTTCTGCTTCTGCGACCAAATTCTCTATCGTGTCAGGTAAATCAGAAAAGACCGCAGGAAGATTAGTGCTTCCCACGGTCAAAGTCGCCTTCTCAGCAACTGCACTTAGAAATTCACCACACCATTCGGTTGAATGACGGTTTTGATAAGTTGGATAGCGTCTACAACTTCCCATTTGGGCGTTGGTCTCTATCAAAAAGTATCTACAAGTCTTACAATACTTCTCAGCCATCTCAATTCCTTATTAATTGTTTTGGTTAGTAGAGGCTCTGTGTGCTCCCACAGAGTTCTCTACGATTTACATTTTATCTTGAACGTGACCTACTCTAACGTGAGAATATACTTCACGCTCTTTAGAACCGTCATTCATCTCACCAGTACGTCCGTCATTACGACCCATGTGGGAGGCTTCACGAGCACCGATACCATCCATCTTACCCATGCCAACACCACCAGCGATAGGCATTTTACGTTCACCAGACATATCGGAAGCTGTTGCGCCAAATGGGATTTTCTCTCCAGATACGCCTTTAGTTCCCTTAATGCTGTTAGGGCCAGTTTGTTTCATAGCACTTGTTGGGCCTTCTTTCTTCTCGCCTGTACGGTCTGAAGATTTAGCACCTTTTGGCAATTTTTCGCCTGATTCTGCACGAGTTGAATACATGATAATCCTTAAAAAATAAGTTTTCTTGCAAGAAAAGCTCTTTCGAGCACAACCATTTTAACGGATTATTCTTTATTTTCAACAAATATTTTATACAAAACCACACCCCAAACCACAACTACCCCCAGGATTGCTCCCAAGGATAGTAGGCTAAATATAAGGATTACGTTGCTCAAAAGTACGCTGCCCGTTTAGGTACGCATTGAATGTCTATGATTATGTCTGACATCATTCCCGACACAATCCGCTTAGACATGACTGGCACAGCCCTTAGACCATCCTGTTCGCATTGGATTGTGGCCTGAATGACCTCAGTTCTGCTCATTTGCTGAACTTGTGGCTCTACCTTGACAGGCACAACTGGGGGAGCTGTGTAAGTCTGGACGGGCGGTGTTTCTAGCCGTTGCCCAGCGCACCCAGCTAGGAACGCCATTAAAAGTAAGTATCTCATTCTGGTAACCTCCTTAAAGCCTTTAGCTTCTGAGTTGTTCCGTCAAATAAAAACTCTACGTTGTGATTTCCTATCTTGGCTAATTCCAAATAATCTCCCTGAACGCCAAGTTTGAACTTTACGCAAGCGCTGACTGCAAAATCTTTCTTTTCTTCGGGTTTTAGCCTGTATTCAGTATCATCATCCCAACTTGGGCTATCAGAATCCAACCATTCGTTGTATACGTTTTTACATTGAATTTCAGCCCCATCTGCCCATTGTTTAATCAATTCTGCGTGTTTATGTTTCATTTGTTGCGCTCCTTAAGAGTTGCTTCGGCTACCCCGGTTGCTGCCAAGATTATTTTCCGCAGATCATCTTCAGTAAGACCTACCCATTCTTTAGTTTGTGGTTTGGTGTAGAGAGGCAAACAGTCATCCCACGCTTTTGTTGCGTAATAAATATTTTCTCCATTTTCTTTTCTAAACCACGCCACAGGTTCACCCTGCTCTGGAGGCTCCCAAAACTCACATTCACATACATATCTATCTTCACTATGACTAGCATTACGAACAAACCCATGAGGGGCATCTGGGTGTGTTTTGCAATTAAAATTATTTTCTTTTTGATTTAGTGCTTCTTCTAGGGCTTTGATTGCGTCACGTGCTTTTTTTGAGGCATCAAGAGCATCTTGCATGGTTTCAGTTCTACTCATTAAACATTTCAACGCCTCAAGCGCCAGTTCCATTACTTCTTTAGTCATGTCTTACTCCTTATTAATGCCGTGTGCTGATTCATAAGCAGTGACACCGCCCCTACAATCAAAACAAAGTCCATCGTACTCACTACCTTTACGAGTGCCACATTGGCATATAACTCGACCATCTTTTCCACGTTTCCATAAATGCTTTGGAAGTGGTTTTTTAGGTTGCTTTCTTTTTGTCATGTTGTTTCTCTTTTCAATTCTCGAATTGCATCAGTAAGCCCGTTTTGTGCCCGTTCAAAACCTTCGTGGTCATCATTAACGCAAAAATTCCAGCCATCTTTTAAACCTCTGAAATAGCCAAGATCGTGATTTGCAGCTTCCGTCAACGGCTTGCGCTTTGGTGGTGGGTGGGCGTAAAGAGGTATGCTATAAAACCCAAATTTATCTTCCCTAACATATAACTCAATGTCATCAGTTTTCCACGCCACTGGCTCGTCCTGATATTGCTTTAGTGCTTCTTCTAGGGCTTTGATTGCGTTACGTGCTTTTTTTGAGGCATCAAGAGCATCTTGCATGGTTTCAGTTCTACTCATTAAACATTTCAACGCATCAAGCGCTTGTTTCATTACTTCTTTATTCATGTATTGCGCTCCTTTAATATTTGTTCAGCCCATCTTGCTCCATAAATAAAATCAAAATTGCTTGTTTTTGGGTCTTTCATATCCTCATCAATTAAACCTACCCATTCTTTAGTTTGTGGTTTGGTGTAGAGATTGTGTTTTCCAACTGGCAACAATTCCTTTCCGTAAAATTCATACGGGCCCTGATGTGTGCATTTAACATCCACCCACGCCGCGGGCTTATCCTGCTCTTGCTTGGCAATGATGCGTTCTAATAATTCAGCCGCTTCAACAGATACTGGGTCGCTGTTTTCATAGAGAGCTTCAATTACTTTTTGAACGTAATTAAATGAATCATCTTGCTCTTGCTTCAACTTCTCAAGTTCATCCTCTCGCAAATAACATCCACGTTCAAAATGCTCGGCTTGCTCATTTGCTTTTTTCAAAGCAACTGTTAAGCGTTCAATCTCATTTTGCTCTTGCTTAGGCATCTCCATTAAGCGGTGGTCAGATGTAGTTATTAGCTCACCTTGCTCTTGCTTTAGTGCCTCACGCAATCCATACCTAGCATTTTTAGCAATTGTTGTAGCTGAATCAATGTCACGAGCCATCATGATTGCTTCAAACGCCTCAAGTGCTTGTTGCATTACTTCTTTAGTCATATAGCCCTCATCACTCGTTGGTTACGACCTGAGAAACCTGGACGTTTCTCTCCTGTGTCCACAATCAATCCTTTCTTCATCAAAGGACGATAGCGAGGAGTAACTGAACTTGCCCGGTACTGCGCCAAAGCAGACTCTACGTCTTGGCTGATACACCCGTTAGGGAAACTCTTAATCACGTCTAGAACGAGTTGTTCCATCTTGTTGACATCTACTGTCTTTGCTGCTTCCTTTGACGTTTGTGGGTCTGTTTTACGGGCAAACGCCATCAAATCGTCAGGGAAGTAGGCTTTTAACGTCTCATATAAATCAAATTTGTTCATAATTTATCCTTGTTTATCTGTTTTTTTAAAATCCAATATCGTCTTCTTCTTTCTTAAACTTCTTACCGTCTTTTGGTAATGGATCGTTGATATAACACCAGCCATCCCAACCACCCTCTTTTAGCGGTAAGTTGTCAATCTTGAGCATTTCCCCGTTTTTAGTCTCAATAATCATTCCGACCTTGTGATAACGGTTCTTCTCCTCACCTTTGTCGTTTGTGTACTTACCCACGATGGTGGTGATTTCTTTTAATACTTTAGCCATTAATTTTCTCCAATTGTTTAATCTTTGCGTCTACTTCATCTAAAAATCTAATTACTTCCTGCTCTAGCTCCGCAGCGTATTTAGGATCGTATTCCACCCGTTTAATAAATAGCTGAAGATTCTCTGGCAGTCTTGGGTCGTAAGACACAAAATCTGTCCAATGTCTGCCAGTACAGCACATCTGCCAAGTCATCTGGGTTAGGTACTTTGTCGGGACTTTGCCTGATAACAATGTCTCGATATGAGTTGCTGTGTTTGGGCACTTAATCTCAATCATGCCTGAATCCCCCACTAATCCGTCAGGAGAAGCGCCAGTCATCGCTATGGATGGATGGTCAACAAACCCTACTTGATCGACTGTAAGACCCGTCTTGACCTCGTAGGCAGCCC